GCCCGTTGCTACCAAGGGCGACAGGTAAAAGCCCACAAGGGCATGCGAGCGAATCGAGAAAGAGAAAGAGGGTTGTCGCATTTCGACCGCCCTCTAGTTCGCTTTGCGCATCCGACATTTTTTCCCGGGCGCGTCGAGCCTGACCCCGCAGATCCGTCAAAACTCTCTCTCTCCGGCTCTCTGTCGGCGCCCGGATCGGGTGGCCGAGGGGTAACCGGCGCGGCATCGCGGACAGGGGCAACGGGGGGTCGCGATGCCTCCTAGAAACCGCCGAATCGCCGCCGTTCCGTCCGGATCCGGCCGGAAGGCGTCGGGGCTCGCCGGGAAGGTCGCGGAGACGATCGAGGCGCTGTCGCTGACCGCGTCGGACGCCGCCGCGGGGGAACTGGCGCTGCGTTACGCGGCCGTTCTCGATCTGGCCAGCGCGGACGAGGTGGCGCTGTCTGAGCAGGTTAAGGCCATGGGCGAGATCGGGCCGAAGTTGCTCGCCGTCCTCGTGGCGCTGGGCGGCACACCGAAGGCCCGGGGGAAGGATCCGCAGCCGTCGCAGGGGCCGTCGCGCCTGGCAGCACTTCGCGCCGGGGGTGACCCCGCGTGACGGCGATGCTGGAACATAAGGCGCTGATCGGCTCGACGACGCCGCGCCTGTTCACTCGACCGCTGGTAACGGGCCGGTCGGGGCCGTGCGGTTGTGGCTGCGCCCTCACCCCTGCCACCTCGGCCGGTTTCCAGGCCGTCACGTTCGCCACCGACGTCGCCGGGGTCGAGCTGCTCCCATGGCAGCGGTGGCTGTTGATCCACATGCTGGAGCTGCGGGAGGATGGCGGGTTCCGTTTTCGGACCGTCCTCACGCTCATTTCCCGGCAGAATGGAAAGTCATTTCTGCTTAAGATCGTCGCGCTGTATTTTATGTACATGCGGGGCCGGTGCCTCGTATTGGGCGCCGCGCAGGATCTCAAGATCGCCCGCGAGGCGTGGCAGGGAGCGGTCGAGCTGGCCGAGGGGATCGACGAGCTGCGGGCGGAGATCGCCCCGCACGGCGTCAGGAAGGCCAACGGCGAGCAGCAGTTGACGCTGGTCAATGGCTCGCGGTACATGATCAGCGCGACGACGAGGAGCGCCGGCCGCGGCCTGTCGGTCGACCTCCTCCTCCTCGACGAGCTGCGCGAGCACCGCGGTTGGGAGTCGTGGGGGGCGCTGGCGAGCACAACCCGGGCCCGGCCCAACCCCGTGACCTGCGCAATCAGCAACGCGGGCGACGAGCAGTCGATCGTCCTCAATGCCCTCCGTGCTACAGCCCTCACCGGGACCGACGACGCGCTCGGACTGTTCGAGTGGAGTGCCCCAGACGGCTGCGACCTCGACGACCCGGCCGCGTGGGTGGCCGCGAACCCCGCGTTGGGCTACACAATCGGCCCGTCGGTGCTGCGCTCGTCGCTGGTCACCGACCCGCCGGCCACGTTCCGCACCGAGTCGCTGTGTCAGCGGGTCGACGTCCTCGACGCCGCGGTGGACCCGCTGGCGTGGGCCGACTGCGCCGACCGCTCCGTGCCGAGCCTGGCCGCGCTGCGGGCGCGCCTGGTTGCCTGCCTCGACGTCAGCCCGGACGCAGGTCACGTGAGTCTCGTCGGCGCCGCGGTCCGCGACGACGGGCGGGTGCAGGTCGAGCCGCTCGGGGCGTGGCGCTCGACCGGCGAGGCCCGCCAGGCGCTGCCCGAGCTGCTCCCGAAGATCGCGCCGGCCACGGTCGCATGGTTCCCCGCCGGCCCTGCCGCCGGCATGGCTGCCGACCTGCGCACGACGTGGCCCGAGGGGGTCGAGATCACCGGGGCCGACGTGCTGGAGGCGTGCCAGGGGTTCGCCGACCTGGTCGCGGCCCGCCGGCTCATCCACCCCGACGACCCGATGGTCACCGCGCACGTACAGGGCACCAGCAAGCTCCCCAGCGGGGACCGGTGGCGATTCGCCCGCCGCGGGGTCGCCCACGTTGACGCCGCCTACGCCGCGGCCGGGGCTGTGCACGTCGCCCGGACCATGCCATCCCCGCCGCCCTACGTCGCCCCGGAGGTCTGGTGAGCGTCGCCCTGACCGTCGCGCAGCTCGTCGGCGCCCTCGCCCTGCTCGTCGGCGTGTGGCTCCTGCTGCCCCTAGCTGGCGCGCTGGCCGTCGACGGCGCCCTGGTGCTGGTGCTGGCGACCCTGGCCGAGGCCGTGCTGACAAGGGCACACAGCGCCCGCTCAGACGCCCGCAGGGGCACGAACCCCGAGGGGCTGGTGTAACCCACCGATGGGGCTCGGCAGCCTGTTCACCCGGTCCGCGACGCACAACCGGGTCATCTCCAGCATCGGCGGACCGGGTGGATTCTCTCCCGGCAGCGACGGAGCCGAGTTCGCGTTCGTCAACGGCCTGCCGTGGACGTCCACCGGCGGGAACTACCGCGCCGCGCTGTCGATCCCCGGGGTCTGGAGGGCGACCCTGCTGCTGTCCGACCTCATCGGGGGACTGCCCTGGCATGCCTATCGCCAGCGGGTCGACGGACCGCCGCAGAGGCTCGACCCGGCCCCGCCGCTGCTCGACCGACCCAACCCGCCCGACGTCCGCATGACCACCTTCTCCGGGTGGGTTATGGATCTTCTCCTCAACGGCAACGCGATCGGACTGTGGGCGGACCGCAACTCGGAAGGCTGGCCGACCGCGGCTGTGCCGGTGCCGGCCGAGCAGGTGGTCGTGCGCCGGGTCGCCCGCGGCGACGACATCCCGCTGCCCGAGGGCACGATCGCCTACGGCATCGGCTCGACGTGGTACCCGGCGGACGCGGTGTTCCACGTCAAGGGGCCATGCGAGCCCGGCGCGCTGCGCGGCATGGGGATCTTGGAACACCACCTCGCTGCAACATTCGGGCTCGCACACCGGCAGGCCCGATGGGCGCACGAGGCGGACAACGCCTACATTCCGACCGGCGTGTTGAAGGCCACCGACACGATGACCGCCGACCAGGCTCGCGCGCTGAAAGAGCGGTGGCGGCAGGCACAGCAGACCCGCACGGTGGCGGTGCTGTAGTCGAACGTGGAGTTCACGCCGCTGTCCTGGAGCCCCTCGGACGCTCAGCTCCTGGAGGCGCGCAAGTACACGATCCACGAGATCGCGTTGATCTTCGGGCTTGACCCGACGTGGCTCGGCGCGGCCCAGACCTCGCGGGTGTACTCGAATGTCGAGCAGGAGGGGATCAACCTCGTGCGGTACAGCGTCGCCGGGTGGCTCACGCGGCTGGAGCAGGCCCTGTCCGCCGCGCTGCCCCGCGGCACCTACGCGAAGGCGAACACCGACGCGATCATGCGCGCCGACACGTTGGGTCGGTACCAGGCCCACGAGATCGGCATCCGGTCCGGGTTCCTGACGCGGGACGAAGCCCGCGATCTGGAGGAGCGCCCGCCGCTGACTGCTGGGCAGCGCGCCGAGCTGAAGCCCCCGGCGCCCGCCCCGACCGGCGAGGTGCCGCGACTTCCCAACAAGAGGAGGCCAGCAGCGTGAGCGAGATGCTGGTGCGGGCGTTCGCGCCCGAGCTGGAGATCCGGTCGTCTGCGAAGGGCGGCGACGGCCGGACGATCGAGGGGATCTGCGTCCCCTACCGGCAGCGACAGCGCATCGACGCGTCGCTGGTCGAGATGTTCGCGCCCGGCGCGTTCGCCCACCAGCTACGCGCGGCGAACCGGGTGTACTTCGCCCGCGACCACCTTGCGCTCGGCGGAGTGCTGATCGGGAAGACCGTCGAGCTGCGCGACGACGCCGCCGGCCTGTGGGGCTCGTGGCGGGTGTCGAAGACCCCCGTGGGTGACGAGACCCTGACGCTCGTTGCCGATGGCGTCCTCGACGAGCTGAGCGTCGGGTTCCGGGCGCGAAAGGACCGGCGCGACCCTGACGGCACGGTGGTCCGCGAGAAGGCGGACCTCGTCGAGGTCGCCGTGGTGCTGGAGGGGGCCTACGGCCGCAGCGCGCTGATCTCGGGGGTGCGCAACAGGGCCGGGCACGTGTGCGACGTCTGCAACGGCACGGGCATCGTCGGCACGGTCGAGCCCCGGTCCAATCTGGACGCGGCCCGGCAGGTGCTGGCGCAGCTTCCTCCACTTCCGGCCGCATGATGGGTTCGTGATCGCGCCCGGCGTCGACGTCGGGCGGTGGCCTATGGGAAAGGGTGTCCGACGGGAGAAAGATGCGACGTCTGCGACGGCCCCCCGGACGTCCTTCGTTGACGTCTAATCCCGCCTTCTTATACCCCGGAACGCGCTCTGGAGGCGCTCGCGGCATTCGTGGAACTTTAGGGCCAACGGCCAGACGAGGGGATGCCTCCACGCAGGTGGGTACCTGTTGCGCCGTCGGTAGCTGTACCGTCGGATCCTGCGTGCCGGCTTTCCAGCACTGGGGCGGACTTCCCACCTTCGACCTGCATTATCGATAGCGAGGAACCACAGAACCAGGTTCGACGCGCCACCGAGCTGTACCGCCTCCGTAGGAGCCCTGATGATCAACACGGAAGGTGGTCGCCCTCTTCATAATGTCGTCCGTGGGTGGCACGACCCCGAGGTTGAACGAGATATCGTCAGACCGTGTACCTGGTTCGCTCTGCCACAAACCTCCAATGACTCCATCAGGAACAAATAGTTGTGGGTCCGGAACCATCCAGCGTGTGCTGATCTCCGAAACAACGTGGTCGATTCTTACAACACCGTTACTAGAGTTCTTAGCATAGATGACGCAAGATGTATCAAACTTCGTGCCTTTCCCCTCCCAGGGTGGGATCAGATCGTGATCCGCTGTCCCCCAAACAGCAAGCTGTTCTATCTGTGCGCGTTCGTCACGGCGGCGGTCCCGGAGAAATAGGTGGAAAGCGAGCAATAGGGACAGGCCGCCGAACCACGCCGGGATCGTCCCCCAACTCTGCCTGTCCGTCACCCACCCAACGAAGAGAACCAACGACACGCATCAACCGTAGATTGCCGCCACTCGCCGACCTCAGGCGGCTGGTGGTCACGCTCGCGGTGTACCGGCCGTTCTAGGCACACACCCACCATCGGGCGCCGCGTGCGGTTAGCCACGTCATGCCGGCAGCCACGCCGCCTGTTTCCACGGCGTCCAGCAGCTAGGTAAGATCGGCAGCGCAACCTTCCGGCACCCCGGAATCGCTCAGGTTGGCACCCCGCGGTAGGCGGGCACCCCGACCTTCGACGTTCACGGCACCCCGGTCCGACAAGTGACCTGGGGACCTCCCGTGAACGTCTACCTCGCTCGCATGCGCGAGCAGTACGAGCAGATGCGGGCCTCGATCGAGGCCCTCCAGACCCGCGCCGCCGACGAGCAGCGCGACCTCACCGAGACCGAGCTGACCGCGGTGCGCGAGCAGGGCGAGCAGCTCCGCACCCTGCACGAAACGATCTCCGAGCTTTCGGAGATCGAACAGCGCAACCGGCAGGTCGCCGAGCTGGCAACCCGTGTTGCAGCCGACACCAGCAGCGACGGCAACGGGCAGCCGGTCAACGGCCGCGCCCGCACGCAGGACCGCGACCCCGGGCACTACACCCGGAGCAGCTCGCGCTCGTTCTTCGGTGACCTGTACATGTCCCGGCAGGGCGACGTCGAGGCCGCGCAGCGGCTGGCCGAGCACAACCGGGCGCTGTCCACCGGCGTTGCCGGGGCCGGCGTGGTCCCGCCGCAGTGGCTGACCGACGAGTTCGACGCGCTCGCCCGGCAGGGCCGGGGCCTCGCCGACGCGGTGCGGAAGATCAACCTCGGGGACAACCCGAGCCCGATCACGCTGCCGCGGCAGACCACCGGCACCGACTCCGTGGTGGCCCAGCAGGCGACGGAGAACACGCACCCGTCCGAGACGGACGCGTGGGCGACGACTACCGACGTGGTGACCCCCAAGCCCTTCGCCGGCATCCAGGTCGTCAGCCGGCAGATGCTCGACATGGGGAACCCGGCGGTCGACGAGCTGATCTATGGCGACCTGGTCGCGGCGTACAACTCGAAAATCGAGGCGGCCGTGGGTTCGGCGCTGGTCACGGCGGCCGGTGCCGCGGTGGTCACCCTGGCGTCGGACGCGACCAACTTCACCGCCACCGCAGCGTTCGACGCGGTGCTCGACGCCGCCGTGGCCGTGCGGGACCAGCGCAAGCTCCCCGCCGATCTGGTTGCCATGGGCGTTGTCCGGTACGGCAAGTTCCTGAAGCTGAAGGACACTGCCAACCGCCCGCTCATACCGGCCGAGCTGGCCGGGCCGATGAACGTCGTCGGCGTCGGCCAGGTCAACGTCGACGGACGGTTCACCTCCGCGGGCCTCGGCGTGATCGCGTCCGACGGACTGTCGACCGGCACCTACCCGGACAACATTGTGGTGTTCCGCGCCGCGGACACCATCCTGTTCGAGGGCAACGTGCAGCGCTTCCGGTTCGAGGAGGTCGCCGGCCCCGAGTCGGTCAAGTTGGGCATCTGGTGCTACGCGGCCGTGATCGTGCGGCAGTCGGGCAAGTCCGCGAAGCGGATCGTCGTGACCGCGGCGTAA